CACCCCGCTAGTGGTATCCAAGGACGGCAAGACGTTCTCCGTGGACGCTGCGCAGGTTGTGGATCTTTTTGCCGACTACAAGCGATGGGGCCTGCTGGATAAGGATGGGAGGGTGAAGGGTGGCTGAGATTCGCCAGAAAGATTGGCAGCAGACCGGCAACGGGAAGCTGTCGGCCAAGCAGATTCGGATGTTTAACGCTGTGTGTGGCGACCTAGAGCAAATCCACTGGCACGGCAACAAGTTGCACAAAGACGATTGGCGACACCTGTTCAGCGCTGTAGCGGCTGGGCAGAGGATGATGCCGGGATGGCACTACGGAGACGGGCGCGCACCAGGATTTATCATGCTAGGGAAATCTTCCCTGTCGCTTACGCGCTCGGAGGCATCAGACGCCATCACCATGGCAATTCAGTTGGGCGATGACCCGGAATCGCAGGGGATCAAAGCCTGTCCGGTTCGCTGGTCGAATACCGTATTGATGGGTATGGGCTTCCCTGAGGAGATAGGAAATGGTTAAGCGATATGACTGCATCACCGTCACCGAGTGGGATGATACGTTCGGGAAGATGGAAGAAGAGAAGGATGGTGAATACGTTCGTTATGAGGACTACAAGGCATTAGAAGATCGCTTGAAAGAGATCGAATCCCGTGCCTGAGGTCGTGAAGAGCATCTACTTCAGTCAGTCCGAAATACTGGACGCCATCGAGCGCCTGCATGTTCGGGATGGATGGGATGCTGACGTGACCTACGGCAATGGCGCGTTCTACAAGGGCCGCGCGGAACCGCGCCTTAAGTTCGACATTCAGCCTTTGTCCGATGGTGTCGTGCAGGCATCGTCCGTGACGGTCCCGGTGGAGTCTGCGTCGCTGTGTTCGGTGATGTTTGATCCCCCGTTCCTGACCTATGTCAGAGCGGGCCGCGACCACAAGGAAGGCAAGGTTCAGATGACGGCACGATTTGGCGGTTACTGGACATATCAGGAGCTAACGGACCACTACGGCGGCACAATCAAGGAGACTGCCAGGATCCTGGCCAAGTCCGGCGTGCTGGTCGTGAAGTGTCAAGACATAATCCACAACCACCGGATGCACTGCACGCACGCCATGGTGATCGGAATGGCGCAGGAGTCTGGGTTCAGGTTGAAGGATCTTTTCATCCTTGCCGCAAAGCATCGGATGCCAGGTCCACAGAAGGGGCAACAGAAGCATGCCCGCATCTATCACAGCTATTTTCTCGTTTTCGAGAGACTGAAATGAAATCCGAAGGACAACAAGCCGACTGGATAGCAAGGCAACGAGAGGCCGAAGCATATCGCATCGCAGCAGACACGGCCCTGCACAATCCTTGGCACGACGAGCGCGAGCGCCAGGAGCGGGCGGACTATTATCGGAATCAGGCCGAGAGGCTGGAGGCGGCGCTATGAGTTGGAAATTGATCCCTGTTCCTTTCGGTTTTGAGTGGAGGTTTTGGGTTGTATATGACCCGGGTCCAAAAACTGAGTTAACGATTGAGCAGAAGAGACAGAAAGCCAGGCAGGATGAAAGTATGGCGAACTGGAATGGTGACCTTTCATCCTTTGGGAAAAGCCTAAGTCCATATTCTTGTTGCCGCCATTCCGGGTGTAAATCATGCCAACCATGACCGCCAACATGCGAGACGTGGTAATCCGCGAAATCGGCTGCATCATTACCCTTCGCAAGTTTGGATATTACGCACCATGCGAGAAGCACCACCTCCTGACGACTGGTAGGCACGGCACTGGCAAACGGCGAGGCGAGCAGGCAACCATTGGCCTGACGCCGTATTATCATAGGGGTTACAACTACTCCGGTTTGCAGGAAACAATGTCGCGCGCGGATGCTCTGGCGTACTTCGGACCCAGCTACGCGGACAGCCCCAAGCTTTTCAGGGCTGAGTTCGGCGACGATGAAAGCCTACTTGCCGAGCAGGACCGACTAATCGCCGTATGGCGGGAGAGCTTTGTCGTATGAGGCGAGCAGCTAAGGTCGATGCGAACCATGGGAGCGTCATCAAGGCTCTTCGCGAGGCTGGGTGCTGGGTTCTAGACCTTTCGGCGATTGGGAGGGGTTGTCCCGACCTTTTGGTACATGGCCCGGTCTACCCATGGGATTTCAAGCTAGTGGAAATCAAGGACGGCTCCAAGGCTCCCAGCGCGCGGAAGCTGACCCCGGATCAGGTGACGTTCCATGCTGGTGTTCGTGGCCCAGTCCACGTAGTGAACAATGAGGCTGAAGCGTTGGCCGTGATGGGAATAAAGTGCCCCCATGGGTAAGCGCAGCAAGATCACAGTGAAATTCAAGATGGCCGTGTCGGGTCATGCGCTGCTTCAGGAGGCGTCTGCTGACACGGGGCTGTCGGTGACTGAAATCATCCTGCGGGGGCTGGAGAAAGAGCTATCCCCATGGGTCAGAAAGCGAATACAGGAGAGGGTGGATGCGACTCGCACAACTGACAGGCTACAACACGAGCGGCAAGGGGTTTTGGCATCACGTCCTTCCCGAGGGCAACGTCTGCACGACGATGGGCCGGCGGGTACTGGTGACGGCTCCGGGCGTTGAGGACTACTGGCTGGACGAGTATGGCAATGTCGAGCTTGCGCGGGTGTTCAGGGCGGTTTCCGAAGATAACGGAAATTAGCATTACGCTCTGCAATCAGGCTGGCCGGTTCTATTCGCGACTGTCGTCTAAGTAGTGTAAGCAGGGGGAATCCACCTAAGAGGGTTCCGAGATGGGCAGGAAGTCAGAGTACGAAGCCAACCGCTTGTTGGCAGATACGCCTCGCCGCAGGATCAACCGGGACTACGTGCCCACGGTGATTCCGCTGGGCGAGGTTCTGAAGGTGCTAGGTGCATTCACGGCGGGGCTGGTACTGATCGCCAATGCGGAGGGAGTATGGACGTGGTTGAGTGCTATTACGGCAAGGGTGATCGGCGGCGGGTGATTGGCTGGCTGGTTGAGGGAATTGATGGATTCCTCAGATACGTCCAGAGCGGGCCTAGAGATCCTGTCCGCATCGTATGGCCGGATGGTCGTCTATTCGACTACTACCAGGATGATGGTAGATGGGAGGCCGCATGACCAGAGACGACCTCGACAACCTGCTAAACCACCCTCTCATGCCTCCGGTGTGGACGGCTGTACGGCTGGCGTCGCATCACTTTGCGGGCATACCTGAAGTGAAATCTCTTGATGCAATCGTTACCGAGGGTTCTCAGTATTCAGCGATTGGCCGCCCAACAGATTTAGACTGGCTGAAGTCCAGCATTGAAGCGGGCGACACAGACCCTTACGGCACAAGGCGGCGCGAACTTCGGGAGCGCTGGGCCAATCAGGGCATGTACGAGAACGGCCTAGACTGGGAAGCCCCGGAGCCGCCGAGTGGGGCGGAAGGGCTGACGGTGGTAGAGATCAAGCCTGACTAGTGCTAGATTTGGATTGCCGCCGGCTTGGCGGTGACTATGCCCTGAGGGGCAGGAGATAGCATGTACGACGAGACGAATGTTCCCGGTCCTGAGTTCCGGGTCCGCCCGGTTGTCCGTTACGTGGTGACCCGGTTCTGCCATCCCTACATCGACCATTCGATCACAATACCCGACAACAATCCGGGGACCTATGTGCCTGGGGGGAGTGAGGTTCTGGCAGAAGTCCCCAGCGAGCAACGGGCCTTTGAGATCGCCGAGGCAATGAAAGCTGCTGAGGATAAGTGGCTAGGATCTTCTGAATCTATGGCGATTAGCGGCCGTCCCCCGCAGCCGCAGGGCTAGGAGTTTCCCCGCTCCGAATCCCGCCAGCCCCGAGCGCATCGGGGCGACTACCCAGGCGGCGGAACTGCCTAGTGTAGGGGCCGCGCCGGAGACGTAACCGGCGACTTAAAGTGGTGGCATTGGTGTTGGATCGGTATCTTTCGGTGACGGCCGCCCAGTCCAGCAGCCCCGTCAGGCAGCCAGTGTTACCACTTTAGGTCTTTGGACTAACGCATGCGGCTTGTCGGGCTGGAATAATTCGGCCCCGATCTCGCGAGGACAGGCCGCAGCCGTTAGTCTTTGGGATGGAATGCGCAGGCTATGCGCTAACGAGGAGATGCTTGGGGCTACGGCTATGCCTCGCCTATAAGCCGACCTCCGCGACGTGAAGCGGTGGACGGACGGCAGAAAACCAAGATACAGGGTTAATCCCTGACCATCCCGCCTTTTGATGCCCCGTAGCTCAGTGGCAGAGCATCCGGCTTTGACCCGGATGACGCAGGTTCGATTCCTGACGGGGCTGCCAACTCGTGGTAAAGTCCGCCCATACGCCCAAAGGCCCGCGCTATGGCAGTCCTAATCTCGGCAGGACACAGTAACCAGGATCCGGGAGCGGTCGCTAATGGCCGCCGCGAGGCCGAGATCGCCACGGACTTCCGGAACATCCTCGTCACCTGTCTGGCTGACTTAGGGATTCAGGCTGAGACAGACGGGAAGGACAAGGATAATCTCCCGCTGCGTGAGGCGGTGAAGCTGGCGAAGGGCAAAGATATCGCTATCGAAATCCATCTCAACGCCGCCGCCAACCCTACGGCATCCGGCGTCGAAACCCTGTCGGGCCCCGATGACATGCAGCTAGGCGCAAAATTGTGCGCCGCAGTATCCCAAGCCCTGAACATCAAGAACCGGGGCGCCAAGCCTGAAAATGCGGGCCAGCATCACAGATTGGCCTTCGTGCAGGCTGGCGGGATCATCCTAGAGCTGTTTTTCATCACGAATCCTAACGACCTAGCGGCTTACGATGGCCGTAAGTGGCCCCTAGGGCGGGCCGTGGGAAAGGTGATCGAGGATGCTTATCGTGCCTAGTTGGGTTCCAACCCTGATCGGGTCAGTTGCTCTCGCGCTGGCCTCCGGGCTTGTTGGCTGGATATGGGCGCTCTGGCGCGACCACCACGCCTTACGGGTCAAGATCGCCGAGGAATACCCCAAGAACACCGCCTTGAATGAGTTCAAGGAGGAGATTCGCCAGTTGCGTGATGTGGTGTATCGTATCGCCATGCGCCTAGAGGTTCCGGTGATTCGGAGGGATTGAGGCATGGAAGAACAGGGGGATCGGCAGGCGCTCGCAAGGGCGCTTGAGAGGTTCAACAGTACGGCTGAAAAGTTGCTCCAGGCTACCAACAGCAACACCGCGAAGATCGAAGTAAATGCAGGCGGGATCGGCGTATGGCTGGCTGCCACCTGCTGCATTGTCGTGATGGCTGTCGTCATCGTGGGATCGGTGTACATTACCCGTGAGTTCACTCGGCAAGACGTTCAGATGCAGGAGCTTCGTGACAAGGATTCAGTCCATGACGCGTGGATCCAGACCTTGAACAACAACAAACAGGACAAGAAACGATGAGCGGTGGCGCGGTTGTAATCATCATTGGTGGCGGAACCCAGCAGAATCGGACCGCTGAGACCATGGAACAGGAGGGCGGGAACCTGAAGATCCGGCTTACGCTGGAGGATGGCGAGACGCCCAGTCAGGCCCTGCGCCGCGCGGCTGACACGCTGGACGGAAGTGCTTGACGCCCTGATCCACTGGATATGCCTAAAGCTGGGGATAGCCCATGATTGAGTTCGCGCTAGGCTTCGTGACTGCTTCGGTGGTCTTCGTGTTCTTCCCGGACCTTGCGGTGATCCCTGCCGGCCTGCTGCGTAGGGCTTGGGAGGCCATCAAGCGCCGGAGCCCGAAGGAATGAGCGCCGCCGCCAAGAGTGCAGCTTGGGGAACGGTGACCGCCCTGGTTGTACTGGTGGCGGCAAATGGGGTGGCGTTCTTCGATAGCCTGCGTGCGGGCTGGGTGTTCGTCACCGAAATCACCTCCAAGATGCCCTTGGGACTTGGGTCGTTCCTACTGGCTTGGCTGCTCGGAGCATGTCTCATGGGGTTCTTGAGGCGCTGGATCCCTGAGCCATCGCGGCGGGACTACATGCACTGGCGGATGTTCTTCATTGAGATATCCTCCGCTGCGGCAGCCTTCCTTGCGTGCTGGCTTCAGACGAGGACCTTGCTAGGCATGATCCTTGGACTGACGGCCGGCCTGTCCATTTCCATGATCTACCGGGTTCTGGCGGCTATTGGCTCGGCGGCTGTCCGTAAGCTCTACGCTCAGCCGGATACCTGATGCTTTCGCTCGCAGCCATAGGCGCGGCTTTAAGGCGTATCCCGGGATGGGCCTACGTCCTTTTTATCCTTGTGGCGGCTGGTCTGTACTACGGCCATACTCGCTACAATGCCGGACAGGCCGACGTGCAGGCCAAGTGGGATGAGTCGGTAGCCGAAGCCGAGAAGGTCCGTCTAGCGACAGAGCAAGCATGGAACAAGGCTGTATGGGATCTAGCCTACGCCGCAGAACTAAAGAGGGCTGAGCGTGAACAAGAGACTGAGCGCACTATTGCTGATTTGCGTAGCGGCACTGTCCGCCTGCGCGACCGGTTCACCTGTCCCGCCGCCAAGGCCTCCGGAGCTGCCGCCAAACCTGTCCCCGAAGAATCCGGACTTCGGATCGAGGATGCGGAATTTCTTGTTCGTTTCGCCGACGAAGCCGACGCAATCGCCGACGAACGCAACCAGTGCATCGCTAGCTATAACGCCCTGAGGGCTAAGTGATGGAAGACGAGATCGTATTCACGTTTGAGGACGACGACGGCGAGGAGTACGATGTTGACTTCACGCCAGATCCCGAACTGACGGAAACCGTCCATTAGGACCGCTATGAGCCGCTTATTCAAAGGCTACTGCACCGAATACCTGAGCGCCTCCCAGGTTCAGCAGGTCCGAGTGCGCAGGTATCAGACCCGAACCCTGACCGTGGACTTCAACGGGGCCATCCCGAAAGACGAGGTTATCGAGTCGGTCCGCTGGGATTGCACCAGTCCATGGGCGACCTACATCTATGATGCGGCTGTCAGTGCGGACCAGAAGTCCTCAACCTTGAAGGTGGACTTCAACTTTGCTGGCTGGGGCGGCATCAAGGCCACGGCAACGACGGATGAAGGAACCATCTTGAATTACGAATTCTTCATTACAGTCAAGGACGCGCCCCTGTACCCGCAGGCTACCTACAATTTGGCAAACGGGCCTTATTTTGTGGTCGTGTCCGCATGAGTTGGGATAAGCGCCAACTAGCGGCTGTCGGCCTCATCCGGGCAGAAGTTCCAGATGCTCGGATATCGTTCTTCGGTGGCGGCGGCAACTGGACTTACGAAGGGGATGGCCCTAGCGTCATGGCAATTGATTACACCGATCAGCACCTAGGAGCCCCAGGCTACCTTCATGGGATCCATTGTACAGGGAAGGGATTCGACTGCTGGTTATCGGATGACGATCTGCCAGCTCCCCCGGTTTTGCCAGACAGCCAGATGCGCAAGAGTATCTATTTCTGCGCAGGTGTTGACCTGAACATCCAGATGGATCGGGAGGCTAGGGGATGGATCTGATCGCCTACCTAGAGGCAAAGCTAGTTGAGAACGACTTCGACGGCACAAGCGTCCTTTACATACCGTGTGGTATGGAAGGAACGACAACCCTGTCTGACGCCCTGATCGCCGCTTACGTGAGGCAGTACGTCCTTCAGGCGCAGGCTTCGCAGAACAGTATTCATTGATCGTGGAACAACTCGTGGAACATGACGGATTCCGTTAATCAAACTGAGCCGAAACAATGGAAGGTCGGCGACGGCACGCCTGGTCCTGGCCGGCCTAAAGGTTCGACCAACAGGGCGACTGAGCGCACGCGCAAGGCTATCGCGATGATTGCCGAGGATATGGCTGACGATTTCAGGGAATGGGTTCAGAAGACCGCCGTGACTGATCCTAAGGGGGCGGCAGATTTGTACCTGAAGGCTATCGAATACCACATCCCCAAGCTTGCTCGCACTGAGAGCCACCATTCGGTGACGGAAGAGACGCATGAGCAGTGGCTTGCCCGTCTCCGTTGATGACCAGCGATTGCGGCTAAGGGACGAACTCCCTTTCTTCGCCCGTAACTGCCTGAAGATACGGACTAAGTCCGGCAAGGTAGAGGCGTTCAGTCTCAACAAGGCGCAGGAATACATCCACTCAAAGCTTGAAGAACAGCGTGCCCGAACTGGGCGCGTTCGTGCCCTTCTCCTGAAGGGTCGTCAGCAGGGGTGTTCAACCTACGTCGGTGGCCGGTTCTACCATCGCACGTCCTGGTCTACGGGCCTGCGCACCTTCATCCTGACTCACGAGGATGCGGCCACTCAAAACCTGTTTGAGATGGTCAACCGGTACCACGAGCATGTACCGATCTATGTCCGCCCATCTACCGGGGCAGCGAATGCCAAGGAACTTTTTTTTGACAAGCTGGACAGCGGCTACAAGGTCGGTACTGCCGGCACCAAGGGTGTAGGCCGGTCCAGCACGGTCCAGTTATTCCATGGGTCAGAGGTGGCTTTCTGGCCTCATGCCGAGACCCATGCGGCCGGCATCTTGCAGGCTGTGCCGGATGAGGAAGGGACAGAGGTTATTCTTGAGACGACCGCAAACGGGATCGGCAACCTGTTCCATCAAATGTGGGGTGATGCTGAGGCTGGGCAAAGCGAATACATCGCCATCTTTGTCCCCTGGCATTGGCAGGACGAATACCGAAAGCCGGTGCCGGAAGACTTTGTGATGACCGACGAGGAGGCGGAATATCGTCGGCTCTACGATCTGGATGACGAGCAAATTGTCTGGCGACGTTACAAGATTGCCGAACTGAAAGACCCACTGCTGTTCAAGCAGGAATATCCGGCCACGGCAGCCGAAGCGTTCCAGATGACCGGGCATGACTCTTTCATCAAGCCCGAACTAGTCGCCAAGGCCAGGAAGGGAGAGGCGGCCGAATCAGGTCCGCTGGTGATCGGCTTTGACCCTGCACGCTTTGGCGATGACGGATCGGCCATGGCTCGCCGTAGGGGCCGCCGGCTTATTAAGGTTGAGCGCCGATACAAGCAGGATACGATGGAGTCTGCTGGCTGGATAAAGCAGGTAATTGACACAGAGAAGCCGGCCAAGGTCTTCATTGACGTGGGCGGGTTGGGTGCCGGTGTCTACGACCGCCTTGTAGAAATGGGTTACGGGCATATCGTCGTGGCTGTCAACTTTGGGTCGGCCCCGCTAGAGCCCCCGAAGCTGGACGAGCATGGCCGAGAACTTGGGGGCGGCCCACTGAACCGCCGCGCCGAAATGTGGATGGCCTCGCGTGACTGGCTGCAAGACGTTGCTGGCGTCCAGATCCCTGACGAGGATGGCTTGCAGGCTGACGCCTGCGGGCCTGCCTACAAGTACGACTCCAATTCCCGCGTGCAGTTGGAGAAAAAGGAAGACATGCGCAAACGTGGCGTCCGTAGTCCTGACGGCTGGGATTCTGTAGCATTGACCTTTGCTGAGCCTGTCGCTGTCGTGTGGGAAGCGCCAAAGCTGAACATTACCACCCAATTCTCCAATGACGGTTTCGGCCGTCGCGCATCGGTCCTAGAGGGCTGAAATGGAACCCATCACAAGCTATGCACACGACTGGCGAGGCAACCACTCGCTGACGTGCATCCGTTGCGGGGCGAAGACCGATATCGGTCAATGGTCAGTTAAGCCGTGCGCTAAGCACTACGAAGACCCCCGTAGCGGGTATAAGGACGAATCCTGATGGCGACCCGGAAACGCACCAAGAAGACCGAGCAGGGCAGCTTGCAGACCTATACGTCTGAGGTTGTCCCATCGTCGGCATCAAAGTCGGACTCGCGTAGCCCGTGGATGCTGTCCATGCTCCAGCGGTCTCAGGACACGTTCACCTTTGACACGGAGCAGCGCCGTCGATGCCTGGAGGACATGAAGTTCGCCTTTGTGGCTGGGCACCAGTGGGACCGTCACTTGGCCGGCAAGCGCCGGAACAAGCCCAACTACGAGTTCAACCGTATCCGCCAGTTGATCCGCCGGGTCACGGGCCAGCAGTTGAAGAACAAGCCTCAGATCAAGGTCCGCGCCGTCGAGGAAAACGACGTTGATACGGCTGAAATTTATAACGGCCTGATAAAGAACATCGAGGTACAGTCATCGGCTGAGAATGCCTATGACACGGCATTCCAATGGGCTTGTGGTGGCGGGTACGGTGTTCTGAGGGTCACGGCTGAGTACGAGTCTGACAACTCATTCGATCAGTGCTTGAAGATCGTCAACGTCATGGACCCGCTTACGGTCTGGTTTGACCCTGCGGCTCGGAAGTTCGACCGTTCGGACGCCCGTTTCGTCTTCGTTACTGAACTGATCACCAAGGAGCAGTTCAAAGAGCGGTGGCCTGACGCGGAAATGGTGGATTTCGACATCCCATCGTCCTTGGACTCCTTCGATAAGGAGTGGTTCTACAAGGACATGGTGCGAATCGCCGAGTATTGGTACATCGAGAAGGAGCCGGTGACGCTCTACCTGCTGTCCGATGGTGCGACAGTAGAAAAGGAGGAATGGGACCCGGTTCGTGACGAATGGGAGAATCCGCCCGTTGACCCGGCTACCGGCCAGCCCGCATACCAGCCAATCACGGTCAAGCAGGAGCGCGAGTCCACAAAGTCAGTGGTCTATTCGTGCCTGGTGTCTGGCCGTGGCCAGTTGGAGAGGCCCACCAAGTGGGCCGGAACCATGATCCCGATTGTCCCGCAGTGGGGCGACCTGATCAGCATCAACGGCGAGCAGATTTACTCGGGCATGACCCGGTTCGGCCGCGACGCGCAGACGGTGCACAACTTTGAATTCTCCACCATGGTTGAGGTGGTCGCCAAGCTGCCAAACAGCCCGCTGACCGCTACTCCAGCCATGATCAAAGGTCTGGAGAGCTATTACGAGCGCATGGGGTTTGACGACGCCCCGGTCCTGCTGTTCAACGTGGACCCGAACTCTCCCCAGGCTCGCCCGACCCGTGAGCCTCCCCCGATGCTGCCTGCTGCCTTGGCAAGCCTGTCGGCTATCGCAACGGACGAGTTGAAGGCCAACCTGAGCGTGTACGACGCCTCCATTGGCGCACAGGGCAACGAGTCCTCTGGCCGCGCGATCCTTGCCCGTCAGAACGAGGGCGAGATTGCGAACTTCAACTACATCGATAACCAGATCAAGGCCCTGAAGCGACTTGGCGAGATCCTGGTTGACGCCATCCCGCATATCTACGACGGCGAGCGGGCCATGCGGATTCTAGGCGAGGACAACGCCGAGAAGTACGTGGAGATCAACAAACCGATGCTTAATCAGCAGACAGGCCAAGTGGTGATCCAGCACGACCTGACGCGAGGCAAGTACGACGTGACGGTCACGGTAGGCAAGAACTTCGACACCGCCAGGATGGAGTTGGCAGAGGCTGCGCAGGCATTGGCAGGACAGCCGGGACCGTTCGGGGCACTGGGCCAGTTCATGCTCCTGAAGTCCCTCGACCTTCCCGGCATGGACGAGTACGTAAAGGCTGCCCGCAAGGTCCTAGTGTCTCAGGGCCTGCTGGAACCCAGCGATGGCGACCAGCCGCCGCAACCGCCTCCGCCAGACCCACTGATGATGACCAAGGCCGAGTTGCAGAAGGCCCAAGCCGACAAGGCCAAGGCCGAGACGGCGCAGATCATGGCCGAGACGCCATCCAACATCGAGAAGACGCAGGCGGACACGAATCGTGCGCAGGCTGACGCGCTCAGGGCTGCGGCTCAGGCGGGGAACTCGGTTGGTCAGTTTGAGCTTCCGTCGGGGTTTGCTGGGCCTTATCAGGGTGGGGCGCAGTGAGTCCGTCCTCGCAGTCCCGATGGCCTTTTACCCAGCCAGCGCAGAACGCTTTTACTTGCCGAGCTTTGTAACTACTGAGTTCTTCGTAGTCGGTCCCAGCTTTCCACCATGAGGTTTTAACTTCAGACACCGGGAATGACGACATGAGGTTGAACGTCTTGAAAGTCCCACATTCAACGCCGGGGAACTGGTCGCGAATGGCTTGTTCTAGGCGCTCAAAGTAAGGAGTTGGCTGGACTCTGTGGCCCATCGCCATCGAACGCATGATTGGGGTCAAGTCAGCAAAGAATGATGATGGGGTGATTTGTTCGGACATAAATCCTCCTGTTTCCCTGTAGTACGCAGTAACCGGCTAGGGCCGGCCATCGTTAACGTAGACAATTTTTACGGGCTGCCCTGAGCCGGGCTCAATCGCAAGATAGGAGGCAACCATTTGGGCAGGAGACGCAAAGCGGCCATCAAAAAGCATGGAGTGGAGTTGGTGCATAGTCCCTTCGCTATCAACCACTAAGACATCGGCTCTGGCCATCCATTTTCCATCCAGCGGATTAAGGCAGCGGCAGCCGCGTTCAGACACAACGAATCCTCCAGCTATCGCCAAGGCATCCCCATAGGATTTGGCGGCTTCGGCGGCTTCATCGTCGTGATAGCAGCCTGAAGGGATTTTCAGTAGCGAGTCAACTTTGTACATAGCTCCTCCCGTTTACAGCACCAACGCAGTCCTAGGCCAGAACCGGCCAACCTATTGACCACCCAACCAAAAGGTGTAGCATGACCGACGTAACCGACGTGGCGTCAACCACGGTAGCTCAACCCGAGCTGAAATCAGCTGACACTAGCGTCGTCAACAAGATCACCGCTGAAGCTGCCAAGGCAGAGCCTGTCAAGGCCGAGCCGGCAGTTGAGGCCAAGGTTGAGGAGACGGCCGTACAAGTCCCTGAAGGGGACGAGGCTGACGCACCAGATGCGGGTTCCGAGGCTGCCAAACCTGGCAAGAACTCTTGGAAGAAAAGGCTGGAAAGGGTCCGGCAGACAGCAGAAGCCGAAACCCGCGCTAATGTCCTGAAAGAGTTGATCGACCAAGGCGTCATCAAGCCGCCGAAGCCGCCGCAGGAAGCTGTGGTGGAGACGAAGGCTGAGAAGTCGCTGGAGGACTTCGACTACGATCAGGACGCTTACCTTGAGTACAAGCTAGAGCGCAAGCTAGAGCAGCGAGAGGCAAAGCAGCGCGAGGCCGAGGAACAGAAGCGTCAAGCCGAGACCGCCAAGCAGTTCGAGGCGAAGGTCAGCGAGTTTGAGCAGCGTGTGGGGGAGGGGGCGTGGCAGGAGGTTCTCGAATCTCCGATCAACCTTGATCCCGAGTTCAAGCCACTGGCGGCGATGATCGAGGGCGACGACCTTGCCTTAGACATTGCCCATCACCTCGCTTCCAACCCGGACAAGGCCGAGGAGATCATCAAGCTCTCCCCGCTGAAGATGGCGCTGGAAGTGGCGAAGATCGCCGAACAGCTAGGCGGAAAGCAGTCCGAGAAGCCTGCGCCCGTGCTTCCGAAGAAGACCACCAATGCCCCCCCGCCTCCCAAGACGGTCACGGGCTCTGGCAAGCCTTCGGTAGACGTGAACTCGCCGGATCTTACGCCAGAGCAGCGGATCGCCATGTGGAGGAAAAGGGGCTAAGTCCCTAACCCTTCTCGGAGTTTGAAATGGCTAACCAGCTACTTACCACCGACATGATCGCTGACCGCGCCCTGATGCGGTTCAGCGAGGCACTGTCGTTCACCAAGACCATCCCGCGCACCTACGATTCTTCGTTCACGACCGGCGCTCCGGCTATCGGCGACACCCTGCGCGTCCCGATCCCGCAGCATGCCGTGATCAACCACGGCCGCGTCGCCACCCCGGCCCCGATGAAGACCATCGTTCGCCCGGTGACCATTCAGGATCAGGTCAACTTCTCGATCCAGTACACCAGTGCAGAACTGGCGCTGGATATCGAAGAGTTCGACCGCCGTTATCTGTCCCAGCAGGTCGCCGACTTGGCGGTCAACGTTGAGGCTGCGGTGCAGAACCTGGCCTATCAGTCGATCCCGAACCAGACCGGCACCCCGGACGCCCAGTGGACGCAGCTTGCTTACGCCAACATCGCTCGGAAGTACATCGAGGACAACGGCGGCGGCAAGGGCACCAAGAAGATGTTGACCAACAACGCGGCGGATACGACCATCATCCCCGCGCTGGCTGGCCTGTTCAACGCCCAGCGTCAGATTGACGTGCAGTACGAAGAGGGCGTCATGGGTCGCGCGTCGGGCTTTGATTGGGTGTCCTCGACGGTTGCCCCGGTTCACACTCGCGGCTCGGCTAACGCCAGCTACGACGTGAACGGCGCGAACCAGACGGGCTCGTCCATCGCCATTGACACCGGTTCCGGCACCTTCAACGTTGGTGACATCGTGACCTTCGCGGGCAGCATTGCGGTTCACCCGCAGACCAAGCAGACGTTGGGTTACCTGCGTCAGTTCACGGTGACTGCGCCGCTAACGGGCCCCGGCAACCTGCAAATCTATCCGGCGATCACGGTCACGGGCAGTGAGCAGAACGTCACAGCCTCCCCGACTGATGGCGGCGACGTGGTGATTCAGGGCACGGCATCGGATACCTACGGCATCTCGATGGCCTACCGTCCGGAAGCCTTCTCCTTCGTGACGGTGGACCTGCCCGAACTGACCGGCTGGAAGAACAGCCGTCGCCAGTTCGAGGGCATTTCCATGCGCGTTGTGGAGGCGTCGGACGCGATCAACGACATGAACCTGACCCGCTTCGACATCATGTGGGGCTTCGGCGCGCTGCGTCCGGAGTGGGCATGCCGTATCGCCAATGACCCCGCCCTTCTGACCCCGGCCTAAGGAGATAATCCATGTCCACTCCCGCCAATCCGAACGTGGATGATCGCTCCAACACCACGTTTTTCACCGGACCGCTTGCCAATGGCACCCAGTTGACCGGCGTGCTGTACATCGACACCAGCACGCTTCCTACCGCTGACCCGGCTGTTGCAGGGCAGATTTGGTCGGATTCCGGCGTGCTGACCGTCTCGGCAGGCTAACCCACAAGGGGAGGCTTTACCCTCCCCTTTCTCTAGGAGAAGATCATGGCCGCAACCGGCAATGAAAAGCTGTATGTGTCGCAGAATGGGGGCGGTAAGGCTACGGTTTCCGCGTCTGAAGTGGCCGCGCTCGCCAATGGGTCGATTCAGGCCCCAACGGCCTCCGTGCGGGGCGGCGTGCTGCTCGGCGATGCGGTGGCAAACTGCACCGTTGCCGCTGACGGAACCTCTGCGGGCACGCAATTGAATCTGCTGCTGGCAGAGCTGAGGGCTTCTGGCGTCATTGCGGCGGCCTAAGCCATGACTACGGTCGCCGATTTCATCAAGGATACGTTGGGGACCATCCAGGTCATCAACACCACGCAGTCTGTCTCCGACAAGGACATGCAGACCGGTATCCGGTTCCTGAATCGGCTCATGACCCGGCTGGAAGCCTCTGGAATCTCGATGGGCTGGCAGAACGTCACCAGCCCGGATGACGAGCTCCCGATGCCTGCCGAGGTTGAGCTTGGCATCATGTACTCGCTGGGCATCATGCTCGCGCCTCAGTACGGCGTTGACGTGATGCCTGCGGTAGCTGCCGGCGCGCAGACCTTCATGAACGACGTGATGCGTGACCAGATGGTCGCCACGCCGATCCAGCCGATTCTTGACCTTCCGGCTCCGGACGGATGGAGCAATAGGACCATCAACGGCTCGACCTTCTATGTCGGGTGACGCATGAAAATGCAGCCGCTGGACATCGTAGACGGCACCTACAAAGACGAGGACCTTTCGTTCTCGGCGCAGGATACGTGCAACTACCTGCCAACCTCTGCTGAGCAGTCAGGCACACGCACAGCGACCATGTTGCGCACGCCGCCGGGGTTAAAGCCTGCGGTATTGATAGGGGTATTTGTCCCCGATGAGGAGCCCGAAGCCTAATGGCGATGGAGGTTGCCGGCGCAGTCCGTAACGCCTACAGCGCTGAAGGGCGGATGTTTGTCGTGGCCGGGCAGACGCTTTACCAGATCACCCCGGCCGGAGTCTCTGTTCCCCTCGGAACGGTCCCTGGCACAGGGCGTGTCTCGTTCTCGCACAACCAGATCACCAACGGAAACGAAATTCTCGTCAACAACGGGAATGCCGGCTACATTTTCAACACGGTGACTCAGGTTTTCCAGCGGATCACTGACACATCCTATCCGGGCGGTCTTCGGGCGGCGTTCCTCAATAACCGGTTCATCCAGATCGAGCCTAAGCGTCGATATGCCTTCCCGTCCGCATTGGCTGATGGGCTGAATTACAGCGCACTGGACCGTTTTACCTCCGAAGTCTCGCCGGATCTTCTGGTCGGTCAAGAGGTCAGCAACAACGAACTGGTTCTTTTCAGTACCTCGACTGGGGAGTTCTACGAAGACACTGGGGCAAATCCCGAGCCGATCCGATCCAAGCAGATCGTGATGCAGCGCGGTATGGGCGGACCTTACGCCAGCGCGACGATGGACAACACCATTTTCTTCCTTGGAGACGATGGGAGTTTCTACCGGCTGGAGGGGTATCACCCTGTTCGCATCTCAACCAAGCCCATCGAGCAGTCGATCCGTGGAAAGAACTGGTGGAACTGCTTTACGACGGTCTGGCAGGACTCAGGCTATAAAGTCTGCTACTGGACGTTCCCTGACGGCCTGACGTGGGGCTTTGATGTTTCGACGGGGAAATGGCACCGACGCGAGTCCTACGGGTTCAACCGCTGGCGAATCAACTCCCTGACCTACTGGCAGAACAAGTGGTATGGCGGTGATTTCCAAGCCGGCAAGCTCTATGAGCTTGACTGGGATTACATTCTTGAGGGAGATCAGGAGTTCGTTTCATATCGCTCGGCCGGGGTAATTTCCGATTCTCAGAATCGAGTGATCCACGAGCGCCTAGAGCTGATCGTCAATACTGGCATGGTGGAGACAGTCCCCACTACGTTCATTGATCAGCCGGAAGGGCCAGCTATCTCAGGAGACGGCCCGGATTCATTTGCTGGATCACCGTATTCCTTCTCCTACACCCTCACCCCGGGGGACTCGCCTATTGCCAGGACCGTCCTTCTTCCCGGCTCATACGTTGAGATTGGCGGAGTACAGACGCCAATCCCCTCTGAAGGGTGGGCATGGAATCAGGCCACGGCCACTATATCGGCAACAACTCCGATCACCGGAACGATGGTTCACCTTTTGCCCCGTGTGTATGACACAAACGGGCTTTATGATGACCACGAAGATGACATTCTGATCTCCAATCAGTACACCTTACTGGTGACGGGCGCGGCAATAAACCCTGGTGATCCGATGTGGGCCACAGCCTCTGCGTTGCCTATCCCAAGTTTCACGGGCATAGCACAGTCAACCGGGGCTGATATCTCCGGGGCCACGGCTCAGTATGCGGACGGGGTGTGGTGTGCGGCTAACGATACGGAGTTCAGATATTCGGATGATGACCTTGCTACGTCACAAGGAGGCGCGATTGATCTTGATGGGAGTTCGGTGTCGGCTATTTTCGGGAGTGCCGGAGGCTGGGTAATCAAGGCATCCCCCGCATTCTCGGATCTTCCTCTCGCGGATCAGCCGCCTACGGCATTTGCCAATTCAGCTCCCACAGCGCTGATGACCAACGGTATCAACACGCTAAGTGTCGCGCTTGGAGTTCGCGGGTTTAGCGTGGGGCAGTACAGTTTCGTCACGGTGCAATACAACCTCCTGAGGACGGAAGACCCTACTGGGACGTGGATAGGGGTGTGGGACCAGTACGCCACGACGGCTGCCGGGTGGGACCCTAACGGCCTGAGCATCCAGTATTTCTACGACGCCGTAGAGTGGGATGAGGAAATGTATGCCGCTGTCCGGTGGGGGTTTAACGTTGTCTCTGCCCGTTATCAGATTCGGTCCTCGCCCGGTTTCGGGACCGATTGGCAGGACGGCACCATCGTGTGGGATCAGGCTTCCGAAGGTGGCGCGCCGCTTCAGCTTGGCGTGACGGATACCAATACCCTTGTTGCTTATTGCATGGGGGCAGAAGCATCCATCCGGACAAGCGTTGATGACTTCGCCACGCTCCATCCGCTGGGAATTGGCGGCGTTTCGGTAGGGGGCGGGTCTATCGCCGAGATCTCCCCGCCGCGCAAGATGACCTGCGCTGGCCGTTATGTGTTCGTCATAGGAACGGGGGCGGATGCCAACAAGTGCGTGCAGTTCGATACGACAACGAATGAAATCGTGGACACGTACACACTCCCCATCAATAACGCAGTCAGCATCGCAGCGGGAGAGGCTCCATGAGCGACCAATATGTGCGAATGCAGTATTCCGACGACGGGGGGCACAACTGGTCCGACTGGGAAGAGGCGGCTATCGGCGAGGTCGGGCAGTACGCCAAAAAGGCAGTGTGGACCCGGCTAGGGTCTTCCTACCAGCGCGTATATCGCTGGGCCTCCTCCAGCCCCCGGAAACGCGATATTCTAGGAGCCGCAATCTCCATGAAAGGGACGATTGGGTGATGCTTAAAGATCCTGAATGCTTGGCAAGGTACGAAGAAAGCCAGCACGCATTGGCTAGGCTTTCTGCCGTCCATGAGATTCAGGAACGGATGAAGGAGCTGCCTCAGGTTCCGGGCATTTGTGGGAATGAGGGAGAACACCTGACCCATCGGTTTTCCCCTGGCATCTACACCCGGGAGCTATTCATCCCAAAGCACACCTTCGTTATCGGGAAAACCCATAAGCACAGCCACCCGGTTTTTTTCATGCAAGGGAAGTGCCGGATGTGGGACGTAGGGGCCGGGACCGACCCCGAGGACATGGAGGCCCCGAAGATTTGGGTTTCCATGGCTGGGGCAAAGCGGGTTCTGCTGACACTGGAGGATTGCATCTTTGCCACGGCCCATGCCTCAGATGAGACAGATTTGGACGCCTTGGAGGCGGAACTCATCGTTCCCGAATCCGAGGCCATGCAGTTAAGTCAATTGGCCGCACTACCAAGAATTGTATGAACGGACCCGCTGAATGCTGGGGTGTGATTCAGGAAAACGGCCTGCGGGACGATAACGGCTGCCTGACGTGGCTGGGTCACACTCAGACAAAGGGCTACGGGTTTATCCGCTGCAATGGCCGTTATCAGGTCACCATGCGGATCGTATGGCAGCACTTCAAAGGAGAAATTCCGGAAGGCGTGTCGGTGATGCATAAGTGCGATAATCGCCGCTGTTGCGAAATCTCGCACCTTCAGCTAGGGACGAATGCGGACAACATTCTGGATAAGGCGAAGAAGGGTCGGGCTAGGAAGAAGCTATACAAAGAGCAAATTCCTGAGATTAGGAAAATGCTTGAGGCTGGCATGAGTCAAACCGCAATTGCAAAGATTTACGAGGTGAATCCATCTTCGATTCACTACATCAAGTCTGGTCGTCATTGGGCGCATCACTAAGGCCCGGAGGGTAATGCCATTTCGTGGGGATACGTTGCAGTAGCAGCCGCGACCGTTATCGGTGGCGCACTCAGTGCTGACGCAGCCGGTGACGCGGCGGACGCTCAGGCACAGGGTTACGACGCGGCCACGCGAGAGCAGCGCCGCCAATTCGACATCACCCAGCAGAACCTACAGCCATGGTTGGCTGCGGGCCGCGATGCGCTGACTACTCAGCAGCGATTCCTTGGTGGGGATCAGACCGCCTTTACCCAGTCTCCCGATTACCAATGGGTATTCGATCAAGGCAGGCAGGGAGTGGAGGGCAGCGCTTCTGCCAGAGGAAACCTGTTCGGTGGCGGAACGCAGGCAGAGCTAACCCGCTACGGACAGGGAATGGCCTCGCAGGAACTGAACAACTGGTGGAATCGGTTGGCCGGCGTATCGCAGACAGGACAGAACACCGCCAACTCTCTCGGCAACTTCGGTCAGGCTTATGGTCAACAGGCAGGAAATAACGCCATAGGGTCGGGTAATGCGCGAGCATCCAGCTACCAGCAGCAGGGCCAGATCGCTAATCAGACCATCGGCCAGCTTGCCGGTCTGTGGGGTCAGTATCAGGGAGGCCGTGGGTGATGGACATTGTGGGTAATTTCCAGCGCGGTCTTGCCTTTGGTCAGGAGCAGAAAGAGCGCAAGCGCGTTGAGACTGAGCGCACCCAACTGCGCAACCTTGCCCCGCAAATCATGCAGGGCGACCCGAACGCCTACACGCAAGCCGCCGCGATCAACCCCGAGGCGGCGGGTCAATTCCAGTCGGCCGGGGATCAGCAGTACCGTCGGGTGACCAACGTCGCCAAGATGATGCGAGACGCCATCAATACGAACAACCCGACGGCGAAACAGCGGGCTTTCCAGACGATCCGGCCGTTTCTCCAGCAGATGACGGGCGGGCGTCCCGTGCCCGAGCAGTGGGATGATTCACTGTTGCCGGGGTTTGAGCAGTTTGAGAACCGCATTTCCATGGCTCAGGCGATTCCGAAGGAAATCCCCTCTGGCTTCCAGCAGTTCCAGCTTACTGCTCAGGCCGCCGGCCTTCAGCCGGGTTCCCCCGAATACCAGCAGGCAGCCCGTATTGCCTTAGGTCAAGAGGGCCGCGCGGCGTCTGGCGGATTCGGCTTCTTTGAGTTTGAGGGTGCCGACGGCCGGAAGCGCATGGGCCGGAACAACCCCCGGACTGGTCAGCGTGAGCTTTACGACGAAACGACCGGCCAATTCGTTCCGCTTGGCGGGGCTGCCGGCATGGGCGGCGTCTCTGCTGGGGCAGGGCCAACGGAAACCCGAGTCAACATTGAGGGTATTTCGCCAGAAAGGCAGCAGCAGATTGCAAACGTTGCTTCTACCATGCGAGCGGCTAGCGTGCCTGAAGATCGAATCGCGGCTTGGGTTTCCCAAGAGCTATCAACTGACCAGACTGTCAGTCGTCCGGGCGGACCTTCTGTTTCTGCTGTTCCAGCCGGTCTTGCCGTTGGCCGAGCCCCCGAGGAGCAGGCAGCGCTTACCACTGGCGCACAGGAGGCCGCCAAGGCTCCCTATGCGATCCAAGAGGCGCAGGCCAGGTCGGACATTGAGATCCGTGAAGCCGCCCGTAAGGCTGAGCAGGAAGCGGCCATTAAGCGCCGGGAATCGCTGGCTGACGCAGACCAAAAGAAAGCGGTAGACGCGAATACCACGCTTGCCCTGCTTGACGAGGCCGAGAGCCTAATCAAGCGCTCCACGGGCAGCCGTGCAGGAGCCCTTCGTGATGACGTGGCAGCAACCTTCGGCGTCTCTACTGAGGGAGCGCAGGCGATTGCTGAGCTTAACCCGGTGGCCGCTCGTCTGACGCTGGCGGTTCCTCGCATGGAAGGTCCGCAGTCTGACGCCGACCGTTTGCTGTACCAGAAGGCGGCGGGTGACTTCGCGAACCCGCAGGTTCCACGGGAAACAAGAATGGCCGCACTTCAGTCGATGCGCCGCCTTGCTGAGAAGTACAAGGGCGTAAAGCCTCCGGCAAGTGGTTCTCGGCCGCAGCGCGCGGTCAATCCGGCCACGGGCGAAGTTCTCGTCCTCCGCAACGGCCAATGGGTGCCCGAATAATGGCAACGCCTCCGCTTCCGCCGGGATTCGTACTGGAGGGCTCCGCCGACACGGGGCTGCCTGAGTTGCCCCCCGGCTTTGAGTTGGAAGGCCCTCCGATTCAGGACATGCCGACAATGAGTGTTCGGCCGGCCGAGTACAGCGAATTGTCAGGGGTGACGCGTGCCCAGCGTCAGGCGCAAATCGCCGAAGTGGATGCCGAGCAGGCGGCCCGACAGGCATCCTTTGATCGTACCCAGCAGTTCGGCCGTGCTGCCGGCTTGACTGGCCGCGCCATGTTGCGCGGGCTTGCGGCCATCCCGGATCTAGTGATCGACCCCCTTGTGGGAGCCGTAAACCGCCTAGGTGAAAAGGACGCCAGCCTCAGTTCCTTGATTACGGGAGAGAATGAGCGCTATTTCCCCGAGCAAACGAACGCGGCGGGGCTGGTGGACTACTTTGTAAACAAAGTGGGTGGCGTCACCCCGCAGACCGGCGGCGAGCGCGTCTATAGCGACATGGTGGGCGGCATTACGGGTGCTGCTGTTCCTGTTGGCGTTGGTCGTCAGCTTATGCAGGGGGCCTCCCCCGTCACGCAGGGCGTTGGACGCGTGCTTTCGGCTCAGCCTATTGCGCAGGCAACTTCGGCAGCGCTTGGCGCGGGCGCATCCTCCACTACGCGTGAAATGGGTGGCGGGACTGGCGCTCAGGTTGCCGCAGGCCTTTTGGGCGCTGTCAGCCCGGCGGCGGTTCCTTCAGTTGCGCGCGGGACTGTTAGCGGGGCTTTGGCTCGCTCAGTCCCCGAGCAAAGAAAGCAACTGGCCCGTGAGGCTCAGGCCCTTGGCATTGAACTTACGCCGGGACAGTTAAGCGATTCGCGATTCCTGAAGTGGACGCAGTCAATGCTCCGCTCGGTGCCTTTTACTGGGGCTCAGGGCCGATATCAGCAGCAAGTCGGTCAATTCAATCGGGCGCTGGCCCGTGAAATCGGAGAAGACGCTGACGCCATTACGCCAGAGGTGTACGGATCAGCCAAGGCTAGGCAGTCGGCGAAGTTTGACGAACTTACAGCGCGCAATGCACTAAAGGTTGATGACCAGCTAGTGCGCAGCCTGTCAAATATTGCCGACTCGGCCAAGGTGAACAGATCGGTTTCGGAAGATGTAGAGGCAGCGATTGATGCCCTGTATGCGCAAGCTACTACGGGACCGGGCGGCGTGGTGATCCCTGGCGAAGCGTATCAGGCCTTTGATTCCCAACTAGGCAACATCATCAAAAACGGCGGGGCTCCGGCTCACTTTCTTGGCAATGTTCAGTCAGCCGTTCGGCGGGCGATGGACAAATCCATTTCCCCTGAAGATGCGATGGCATGGCGCGAGCTTCGACGCGAATACGGAACGCGCAAGGCCATTACGCCGCTGGTCGCCAAGGCAGAGGGGGGGGAGATCAAGCCGGCACAGGTGATGGGCGCTGCGACCAGTACGCGCGCAGGAAAGGAGGCGATGGCATCCGGACAGCGTGGCAATCTAGGCGCTTTGGCCCGAGTGGGACAGGTCATGAAAGAGCCACAATCGTCCGGAACGGCTGAACGTATCTTTGCTGGCGGCGCGCTAGGCGGCGCGACGTACATCGATCCGGTTACCGGGCTGCTCACTACAGCGGCGGGGAACCTGCTGTCTCGCGGCCTCGACAGCAAGTCCTTGGCTCGCCTGATGGTGGCCGAGAACCCTGGTCTGTCATTGAAGACCGCCGAGGACATTATCCGCCGCTCGGCTGTGCCTGCGGCCATCGTAACGGAGCAACAGCAATGAGCTATCGGCCGCTTGGGCAATTTCCCCAATATTTCCTTGACTCTGGTCAGCTTAATGCGGGCGGATTCGTATACACCTACGAAAACGACCTCACGACGCCAAAGCTGACCTACTCTGATGAAGGGCTGACTGTTCCCAATAGTAACCCGATTCTGCTGGACGCGGCCGGAAGGCCGGCAAGCGATGTATGGGGTGATGGAATCTTCGGCATGGAGATAGCCGATGCTGACGACGTTGTATACCTGACAGCAAACGACATTCAGCCGGACACAGGGGCAACCCAGTCAATTCCCGCCTTGGCGGAAGGGTTTCTGACCAACGACCTCACTAATCTGCTCTGGCAGGCTATCCTCCAGGTTCCGGATCCGTCGGGGTATACGGACTACATCCTGTCCAACGACGGCGCTAATCCGCTTTGGATTCCCCAACCTGAGATTGAGATTCCTGAGCCGGATATTGTCATCACTACCTCGCCTAACCGTACGATCCGGATCGGCAACAGCGACAGTACGACCAAGGTACTAATCCAGACTGGGACCGCGACTGCGCCGACCTCGGGCGCACGCACAACCTCCATTGCGGTTGATCTCCCGACGCCCTATGCGGCCATCTGGCATTTCGGGGTTACGCAGAATGTAGCCTCTGTGGGAGCGTTTGGTATCGGAGCGACCCAAGCGGTAACAGGCTACACGGCGGGCTCTGCGGCCACGTCAGTGACAGTGACCTTCAATTCAGCAGATGACGGCGGCGGTTCAGGTTTCACGTTCGTGAATACGGTTCCGTTTACGTGGTGGGCCATTGGAACGGTCACGGTTGCCTGATGGCGATTCGCTACGCCATTCCGCAGCCTAGTGAACCTATTGTCGATGGGAATGGGCACGTTACGCGCGCATGGAGAAACTACCTAAGCACACAAGTCCCTGCGGCGGACCTAGAGATTCTGATTGCTCAGATAGAGGCATTGGCTGCCCGAGTTGAGGCTTTAGAGGCTGACCAAGGCGAGGATGCCGTTATCCTTGGGCCTGAGTCGGTGGAAGTCGCTGGCCAGTTATCAGATGGCCTAGTGCAGCTACGACTGGTTGGCGATGAAGTGTCGCCGCTCCCCGTTTCCCTCTACTCGACAGACGATGACGGAGAAAAGGGATGGAGCCTGCTCTATCCGAACTGGGTTCCGAATCCCTATGCCGATTACCTCGTTGACGAAAACGGGGACTATCTAGTCGATGAGAACGGGAACTTTCTTACCGGACAGGACGGATTCCCTATCCCCTTGGAGTACGGAGGGACGGGCGCGGACAACTCATCGGTAGCGGCTAACCTTGTGTGGGCAAGCCCTGATGCAATGGCCGGAGTGCCCGTTTTCCGTGTCCTTGTTGGCGATGACGTTCCTGACCACAATGACGTTAATGGCATTCAAGGCGGAACGACAGACGAGTATTACCACCTGACGGCTGCCGAGCATGCGCTCCTTTCCGCTGCCGCCAGCGGGTCGCCCGTAAACGTGACCGGCTCCCGTGGAGGCAATGCAGCGCTCGCGTCACTGCTTACTGCCATCGCGTCCCTTGGATTTATAACCGACAGTACAACGGCCTAAGCTCATGCCTACAAAACAATACGGCGTAGATTTCGACCCAGCCACTACTCCGCTAGATGGGACGGAAACCCTGTCCATCGTTCAGGACGGCACGATGGTTGACGCCACCACGCAGGACATTGCGGATCTTGCCTCCGGAACTGGCGTTGTCGAAACCATCGTAGCCGGAACCGGGATTGATGTTGATAGCACCGATCCTGCAAACCCTGTTGTCTCCATCGAAGACACGGCAGTAACCCCTGGAAGTTACACGAACGCCGACATTACCGTTGACGCTCAGGGCAGAATTACAGCGGCCGCCAATGGCTCTGGCGGCGGAATGACCAACCCCATGACTACAGCCGGGGACATGATCTATGGCGGCGTCGCTGGCGCACCAACGCGACTTGCTGCCGCTACTGATGGATGGGTGTTGACGCTTGTCTCTGGCGCGCCGGCTTGGCAAGCGGGCGGTGGCGGAGGGCTGACAAATTGGACAGAGGCGGTTAATACGTCTGCCCCCAATGGAACAGTTCCGGTAGTTTCGTTCACTGCAACCAATGCCGCTACCGATGTGGATGCGGCAATTTTGCCAAAGGGCATAGGCGCATTGACGGCTGATATTGCCGACAACACTTCTGCTGGCGGCAACAAGCGTGGCTCTGATGCTACGGATTGGCAGCGTGTCCGCAGCTTGGCCTCTCGGGTTGCCTCCGGGCAATACTCAACGATAAGTGGTGGCAACGACAATATTGCAACCGGGCAGAGCGGAACGGTGGCTGGCGGATCAACCAACAGCGCAAATAGTACCGGCGCGGCGGTTGGAGGCGGAACCTCCAACTCAATTACGGGCGCACAAGGTTGCATCAGTGGCGGCCAGAGCAATACGGCATCGGCCACGCACACGTCGGTATCAGGCGGACAGTCCAATACGTCAAGCGCGGCACATGCGAGCGTTGGAGGTGGGCAGGGTAATGAGGCTACAGCGACACATGCCCATGTCGGTGGAGGTCAGTTCAACTTCGCTAACGGCATCTATTCGTGGTCGGCTGGCGGCTATTATGCAATCGCCCGCTCCATTTATGGCGTAGGTATTCGTGCATCCGGCAGGTTCGCAAGTACGGGCGACGCTCAGAGCATGTGTGCAGTTGCGCGCGTTGCCACCACCAATGCAACCCCGGCAGCGGTCACCAACGATGGCGCAGCCGCAGGGGCGACAAACCAGCTTGTTCTCCCGAACAACAGCCTCTACGCCTTCAAGGCCATTGTGACAGTGCGTGAAGCGGCGACTGGAGACTCTGCGGCATGGGATGTGACGGGAGCAGTCAAGCGAGGGGCGAATGCTGCATCCACTGCGCTGCTTGGAACTCCGACGGTTACCAGCATCGGCGCAGATGCTGGCGCAGCTACGTGGACAATCGCCGTCACCGCTGACACCACAAACGGAGCGGTTCGGTTTACAGCAACAGGTGAGGCAGCCCATAGCCTGAAGTGGGTAGTTGACGTCTACTCCTGCGCTCAGGTTGTTGGATGACCCGCACCCGCCGCGCCCATGGCCTTGTCGTAAGGCCCGGTCTCGATCTTGTGAATGCCGATCAGCAAGCAGAACTCGTGGAGAGCGTCGGTGGCTGCGTCCATGGTCTCGGCGGTGATCGGCAGAGTTGGGACAGCCTCGTAAACAATGCGCAGGCTGTCGTGCAGGTCGGCTAGGTCGTAGGTATCGTCCCCCGCCTCCGCAGCCCGTGGGGTGGCTAGTGCGCTGGAAAGTCTTAGGATCATGCCGTCGTCCAGTTCTCCGGCCAGGTGCGCACGGATGACTTCAAGCGCCGCAGACTCGATGGATGAGCCACCCCCGCTGGCGTCCAGTTCGCGGGCGCGGTCCATGGCTTCGCGGATCATCCATGCGACGCGAACCGAATCGCTATCGCCGCAACCCGTGTTGTCTTGGATCAGAGTCGCGACCTCGATGTCGCCGGGCCAAGATGGCGCATGAGCGTTCGCTTCTAGCTCATTAGCGAACCGGACAACAGTTGTGATGAAGTCCTCTGCCGTGTGCAGATTCCAGTTGGCTGGGCTGTCCACGTAGTAGCGGAAAGCCCTGGCAACCGCCCAGTCGCTCGGCTGTGTGGTCACGGGCGACCTCCGAAAACCTGCTCCACCGTATCGCCGCCGCACCCGCATTCACGTCCGTCGCAGCAATACTGTTCGTCAAGATCGCGTGGCAGAACCTCCCTTCTCCAGTCCCTTACAGCATTGACCAGGAAGTAGAAGAGGATTCGGGTCTTTCTGAAAATCTGGCTCATGACTCGTCCCCGGAAGGCTTGGCGGCGGCTGCGAAGAACTCGGGAGGCAATCTGTAGATCGGGCGAATGCCGTCAATCTCTGCTCTCGCCGCTGCCACCTGAAAGCCGTAGTCCGTCAATTCGATGCACTGCGTTCGCATGTCGTAGAACTTCACCTCGACCCACTCCCGAACACAGCCAAGGCGGGCCAGCGATTTTGCCGTGGCCGGCTTGATGCCGAAGCCGAAGGGGCGCCTGTAGTAGTGGGTATAGGTTGGGCGCCCCACGCGGGCCGAAGCCGATATGGCGTCGTTCCACGCGGCCAGTAGCACGGACGCCTGCGAGGTCGAAAGCCGCCGCGCAACGTCGAATGCCGAGCCGCCTATGTAGGCCGGAAACTTCATGTCTTCACCCTCACTGCTTGCCAGCCAGCGCTGCCCCACGATGCTTGGCAATACTGGCAGTGACGCACTATGTCGCCGGGAATCGGTTTGCCGCTGGTGACGCCCTTCTTCCCGCACTCAGGGCACCGTGCGCGTTTCGGTTTTTGGTGCCCGCAGCCTTGGCCTGCGCGAATGCCCATCACCCCTCTCCCGTCTGCCGCTTGGCTTCGACTTGGGGTGCGTCAGGCACAAGGAACGTCGGCGGGTTCTCGATGAAGACGTTGCGCAGTGCGCCGACCAGAGGGAATTGACGTGTCGCCATGTCCACGCGGTTTGCGAGCGCGCCCGGCGTCTCCACGAACGGCCACTTGCGGACGGCCTTCACCTTGGCGTCGCTGGAAAGAGCCTCTACCAGTTCGATCAACTCGGTGCGCGAGAAATCGCCCCAGTTGTGGTTGTCGCCAGGCCTCTCGTCTGCCGCCCAGGCCTCCCCCGGCCCCTGCTGCTTGGCTTCGGTCAGGGCGGCGATGGCGTACTCGCGCATCTGCCGTTTCGTGAAAAGGTCGTCGTCATCGGTGATGAACGTCGGCTTCGGCAAATCAGGGAGTCCATCCTCCCCCCGGTCATGGTGGGGCGGCTGGGTGGTGAGTGCACTGATAGCCCGCAGTTCATCGGCCACCAGCTTCATCGTTCCGGTCGCAGGCTTGGCCTTCGGGTCAATCTCGGCGATTAGGCCACGGATACGCGATGCTGCATCTCCCTGCGCCAGTCGCTGCGGATCGTCCTTGCATTCGCACTTGGGGAATCTGCACGTCTCCAATCCCAGTACACACAGCGGGTCACTGTCTGGTTGGCGCTGCGGGGCGGGCGGGGTGGCGATTACTTCTGACGGATCGACGCGCTCACCGTTTCTGGCGATGGAAAACCCATACGCGCGCATGTCGCGCTGTACGTCTTCCCACTGAGACAGTATTTTAGGATCCAGCGCAGAAGCTGCGGCATAGCCAGCTTCCCAACCATCGCTGTACGAGACGCGCGCATAAGCTTCCATCTGCCCCGTATCGAACGCCGCCCATTCCACGCCAGTCTTGTCCAGATACCCGAAAGCGCGAGGCGCGGGAACGCCGCGATACACCATACCGACGGGGCGCGGCTCTAGGCATGGTGAGCCATGGTCCCAAGGGCACCTGACGGGTTCCCCCACCCCCTCCGTGGGCGCTTCGCGGGTGAGGGCGGTGTAGGCAGGATTGGTTACCTGCGGCAGTGGCGACGTTTCGGGCATGCTAGCGGGCATGTTGTCCCCGTCACGGAGGCCGGACCCGTCCGGCTGCGCTACACCATGATCTATGCACATGCCGCAAAGCACATGCCATTCTGCGCCGATGAAGACGCTTCCGCACTTCTCGCACTGCATGCCGCCGGGTTCGCGTGCATCCCTGTTGCGGCGACCAGCCAGTTCCGCTTCGATAGTGCGCGCAAGCTCCAGCGGCTCATTATTGCCGTCGTCCGTGTACTTCGCTGCCTCATCGCGCAGGAAAGGCAGGGCGCGTGTCAGCAACTCCGGCAGGCTCTCATTCTTGGTGGGGGCGTTCATGGTTTGATCCTGTAGAGGTATTCGATACGACCGCGAGTTGCGATCAGGCATTCATTCACCGGGACCCATGAGCAACCTTCGTGCTTCCACATGACCGGCTCCAGCATCGCGGCCAGTGCTGCCTGTAGCGCGGCCTCCAAAACTTCGGTGTCATAGTCGGTGCCGAACATCAGCGCGTCACTCGTCCGGACGCCGCAGAACTCGGCGTTCATCGCGGCGCGCAACGCTTCCTTCGTCACCTTCATCTCAGCGGCCATCGGTCGGGGGCTCCAGGTTGGTGAGCTTGTGCAGTTCGGATGCCGTCACATCGCCGTAGCTGCGCAGGTGGAAGATCGGATCGCCGTCAATGACCGTCAGCAGTTCGGCGGCTTCGCGTTGACGCTCGGCGTATTCCTCCGGAGCAGCGCGGAACGGGACTCGCACGCTCTCGGCAATCTCACCAACGCCAGCCATTGCTTGCCACGCGACCACTGCGGGACGGCACCGATTCAACGCCTCACGCAGCCGGCTAACCTCCCCCTGCAAGGCGGCGATGGTGCTGACGGGGTGCAGGTCAACAACCTCAAATGGGCCGTCCTCTGCGCGATGCTCATTAGCCCACGCCACGAATCCCTCGGCCTCCTTGCGATCAATGTTGGCAAGGCCAAACGTCGTCATCCACAGCCCGTAATGTGGAGCGCCCGCATCCTTCAGACTGCGCACACCATAAGCAACCGCCTCGTTCCGCTTGGGGGTGGTCATGCCGCGGCTCCCGTAACGGCCCCGTCGGGCGGAACGAATCCGCACTGCTGGCAGACCTTGACCAAGCCACCAGTGACGCGCTTGGTGGCCCAAGAGTGGTCGCAGTGGCGAGTAGCTTTGGGCGGGGTGAACGCTTTCAGCGCGGCGTCAAGCCGCTGGTATCCGTCATGGGCGTACTGATCCAAGTCGGAGCGAAGCGGCGTCGTGTGGTAGATGTGGCCGAGCGTGGCACTGGCATCGCGCGCAGCCTCGATCAACTCGACAAGCTGGGCGCTAACCTTGTTGTACTCCGCCTCACTCTTGGCGGTCATGGTCGCCGGATTGGGCATGCCGAGAGCGTGCATCACCTTCATCACGTCAAAAGCCTTCGCATCCATCTTCCTGCTCCTGTTAGGTGGTATGTCCTAGAGAACGCACATTCCAGTCAGAACCGGACAGCCGACTTAACCGGCGTGTCAGGGCGCGCTCTAGGTCTGCATGGGTGACGCTGGCCCCGTAGACCCCGACTAGGTGCCACGGCGGCTTTCCATTGGTGACAGGATGGTTTGCCGGGTACACCGAAATGCCCCCGGCATCATCCACGAAAACTGCCTTCCTGCCCCCGTTCGGCGTGAACCGGATTGCTGCGTAGACCGCCTTAGCCGCCCTCTCACAGCCAAGGCGCAGCAGGTTCCGGCGGTAGGGGCGGCGGCCCGTCATTCGCGGGGCAGCCTCGTTTTCAGGACATCACGCTCGTGGGTTGTCAGGCATCCGCCCTTTGACGGAGCAAGCCACAAATCCATCTGCGCAGCCTGCGGGATGCCGGCCCACGTCTCAGCTACGGTGTAGAGAAGGTCAGGATTGGCAGTGCTATCCCATTCGCCGATCAGTTCCTTGATAAGGTCGATGCTCGGGCCGTACTGTTCGTATGCCGCATCGCATCGCTGCTTGCGCTCGTCCAGAATCCGGGCCTCAGGAACAATCTCTGCCGTCACGGCTTCGGGCGTCGCCATCATCCGTTCGGCCTCGTCCGGCTCCATGATCCCAGCGAATCCGAACGCATAGCGGGACGCCTGAATGGCAGCCTTGTGGCGTAGCATTCGCGCGGGCCACTGCTTCCACGTATCCGTGTTGCGGCGGCACTCGGTCATGTACTCGGTGACCTCTACCGGGTGCTGCCTGTCCTTGCGGTACATTTTGCAGGTTACCGAGACGAGCTGCCCATCGGGGCTTACCTGATCCACGAATGCCATGCCGTCAAACTGCGGATGGGAGTTGATGAGCTTCATCCAGCCATCTACCGACACCACCGGCTGAATGCCGCCGTTACGACCTGGGAACGCGAAGATTTCCTTGGTGAACGGGTTGAGTTTGTGTTCTTTGGCGACGAGGCAGAAGGCGGCAATCTGCTCATTGGAGACGTTGCCACCTCCGTTCGGCATGATGGTGGCGCGCATTGTCTGAACAAACGCCTCCTTGTTCATCCCGTAATGGGTGGCAAGGCCGGCAATGACGCCGGGGTTTTCGATTACCGCGATGTTGGACATTGCTGCTTCTCGGTGTGGGTCTGATTGGTAAGACGGAAATCGCAGCGCTGGCCGGCCACGACGGTTTGCGAGTAGGCGAACTGTGCCTGCCTCAACTCTTCGTCCCTCAGGTCAAGCCGACCCCTGAAGCATGGCGGGACCTCTGCTATGACGGTGCGGCGGTCGGCATGATTCACGATTGGCGCTCCTTTTCGGCCCGACGTTCATCGGCGTATTTCGACTCCCAGCGCTCGCCTTGGCAGTTGAATATAAACTCGTAATCGGCAGGGCCCCGGTCATTCTTGGCTCTTGGATGACTGCAATACGTCCCCCAAGGGGCCAAGAAATGCGCAAGCCCGTTGCAGTGCCAGCATGTAGAACAATCCTTATCGCTCATCCCACATCCTCCAATCAGCTCAACAGGAAGAACGCAGGAATCGCCAGAATCAGGCCAGCCCCAGCCCCGATCAGGAACGCCCCGACGGACTCGCGGTAAAGCCACTGGCGCAGGGGCATCGTGGATTCGTTCATGCGGGCTCTCCGGTTGCTTTGGCGATTGCGGCGCGGGCATTCCTCACATTGGCGTTGTTATCAGACTTGTCGCCAAATTCATGAAGGAATCCGATCAGCGCATCAAGAAGATCGGGTGCGGCAGCGATCAGATTCGCGTCTGGATGGTCAACAGAGGCACACCAATCCACATGATGGGCTCGGCCTGGGAATGGCTTAATCCAGTCCTTGCGGTCAGATAGCTTGTGAAGGATGCGAAACCCGTCGTCATCACCCATGAATCGTGGTTGTGCGCCACCCATTCCCCAGCGCCTGAAGTCCATGACTGTCTTGTCGAACGTGGGCCGACCGCCCACAAGGGATATGCCCTTATAGCTTTCGTTGAACTCCCAGCGCCACGGCCCCGGCGTATGCTTCGTGCTCATCACTCGCCCTCGTTGAGTTGTTGCAGCTTCTTGTCGATAAGACGCGAAAAACGTCTTGCATGGGACAGAAGCGGAGAAAGTTCCGGGTGATCTGCGAACAGCTTACGCAGCAGCACCAACTGATCGGCCAAGTCCTCGACCAGTTCCGGCACGTCACCATCGCGCCAGAGGTCAGCAGCGACCACGGCAGCGGCATCGTGACGGTCGAATGCGGGCTCTGAGTAGTCCGGCGAGTTCGGGTTCGTGTTGTCGCCCGGAAGATCGCCAGGACCCTTCATGTGTGAGTAGTTCATTTGCGATCCTCCAGTGCTATGAATATGAGAAGCACGAGTTGAATTATCGCCAACCCAAGCGAAGCGCCAAAAAGTAGGCCCAACATGATCATCCTCGTGCTGCGGAAGTGTGCATGGAAGTGGTATCGACACTGTGCGCGTTGTAGGCCAGCGCTGAGCCGACGACCAGTGCGGCGATCAGGATCTTACCGAAGTTACGGCGCGTCCAGAGTTCGGCTATGCGGAGGGCGCGGGTCACTTTGCACTCCCGACGTTGGCGAGGGCTGCGTTTAGCCTATTCCACATCGCATCCTGTTCCAGAAGGGATGTGTCGTTATGCTTATCCGATTCGTAGTCATTTATGACTCGCGCCGCCTCGATCAACTCGGTGATGGCATCGAAGACAGCGTGAGCCTCGGCCACCTGCTCAAGGCATGCCACTTGCTCTGCGAGCGAGACATGCCGACCGAGCACCGCCAGCACGTCGATGGGCCTGATTTGTTCGTTCATGATCGTTTCCCCGTGGGGCCGGTGGTGTCCGGCTGCTGGGGCTAGATTACTCCTTTCCGATTCGCTGTCAACCCCTTGCGGTCAACTATTTTATCTGCTAGGGTTGCTCTGCGTCACACATCGGAGAAACGCATGTCAGACCAGTACATCAAGACGCTACAGGCAGCGGCCAAGCGTCGAAAGGAAATTGTGCGACTTCACAAGAAACCAATGAGTGCCACAGAGATCGCAAACGTATTGGGGATTTCGCGTCAGCGGGTTAGCGAGATACTTAAGCAGGAAAAAGGGAGAGTGAAATGAATGCTATTGGGTGGTTGACGGTGGTTGTCGGCGCGGTCCTTCTTCGGGTAGGGCCGTTCATTGCGTTGCTGTACGGGGTATGGATTGCTGTTGACAGCCATAGCTTCGGCAAAGGCCTCGTAGCGTTTCTCTTATGGTCAGTCGCATGCGTGATGATCGGCCTTGTCTGCGTGTTATCTAGCGTTTTCATGACGGACGACTAACATGACATCGAACATCCACGACATCCGCGCCCGTGATCCAGAGCGCGAAGCACTTGCCCGCCAGCTAGAAGAGTGGCGAGCAGCCGGAGGGATTCCGGAGATTGTGACCGACGCCCCTAGGCAGGACCGCATGTCGGCCAGCCAGGAGGAACGAAATTTAGCAAGCTGGGAGAATCGAAATGAAGCTATTTAGGGCCTTCCTTCTTCTTTTGGTGTGGTCGGCAATTTATTACTTGGGCGGCGTATTTGTTTCTGGCGACTGGAATACGTCGGAATGGGACCCTGCGGCCAAGTTTGTAACACTTATTTTTGTTTGGCTTCCTGGGCTCATCGTATGTGCCATCGCTTATATGGAGACTGTCATAGATGACCGCTAAGACCCAAGCCCGCGCAAAGACAGAGCGGGGCATCCAGTCGTCCGCCGATCACGCGGGCCCCGAATGGCAAGAGGAAATGATGCACTGGCTGCGCCTGTACCTGCGTCACCTTCGCCGAAAGTGGGGATGGGATCACGAGTTCATAATCGAGGACTTCCGCCTGTGGGCTGCATCCAAGGGCGCGAAGATGCCGGACGAACTGAGGGCATTCGGTGCGCTGACTCAGCGGGCGCAGAAGGAAAAACTGATTCGGAAGACGCAGCACTTTACCCCGTCACGCAGCAGCAACTACAGTCCGAAGCGCAATTTCGTGAGGTGCGTATGACCATCGAACAAGACCTAGTCCGCGTGCTGGAAGCTCGTGAGGCATGCCGGAGTCTTCCCCAACGGATGGAGGATATTGATAGGAATGCGCGTGCGTGGCATGTCTATGAGACGGCCTGCTCCGAGTTTATGTCAGCCCATGCAAATGAACTCCTAATCGCCCTATCCGACCAGCGCCGGCTGAGGGATGCTACTACCGGGGAGTGTGTCGAGGTCGGCGAACTTCAGGGGCAGCAGGACATTGATGGGAATCAGTTTGTTGGCGTCCTTATCGAATCCAAGCCAGACGAGTTGCGCCGTGGAGGCCCAATCATCTATAGGAAGGTCGCCCTCGTCCCGCTAGACCAGGAGGGCGAGTGATGAGCGAGCGCAAAATGACCGAAGCCGAGCGTAAGGAGTACGAAGCCCTCCGCGCCCGTGGCTATGCCCTGCTCCGTGAGGCGCACGCCATCTTTATGACGGCCCACGGAAAGCAAGACCCCCTAACCCGCCCCTGCAAAGGAGAGGTATGAACATCGTAAAGAAAGTCCGACAAGGCGAAATGCTACCAGCGTGGTACGGATGTGCGTGGCGCGAATGGGAGATGGATAGGATGGTATGTCTTCCTATCGGGCTAAACGTGTTATGTGCGCTTATGAGGCGAATCTATCATTTGGTAAAGATGGGTGGCATCTCAGTTCCTGTTGACCCCCGCGACGCCTACGCACAGGGGCTACGAGACGGGAAGCGCAGCCCATGACGACCCGCACACCGATGGAGATGTCTCCGTGAACACTGCACGTCTAGCGAATGCCCTTATCGCCTGCCTAGCTCTGTACGTGGCCGGCGAGTCGTTTGCCATTGGGAACCGCAAGGGAGGATGGTTGTGCCTTGTCTGCTTCGCTGCTAACGTCGCCTGTCTAGTGTGCTTCTGGCCGAACTAACCAATGACCAAGCGAACAAGAATGGAGATGAGCTGCTGGCGAGGAAAGAACCGGCGCGGTCCGTGGCATGACTTCCGCGTGACCCTTGGCGACTGGCTGTGGAAGGATGCGAGCTTGGGTAGCTACATGCGGAAGTCGAAGAAGAAAGCCATGCCTAAGCTTCGTGAGGACCGCGTTATCTACAGACGCCATAACCGAAAACCCAAGCCCTAACCCCTTGCATCCCCCTGAGAGACCCTTGACACCCGGCTAGCCCGGGTGTATTTCTATCCGCGCAACCGGTTGGCACCGGACGCTGTTGGGCTCTAGAATGCAAGCACAACCCCAGGAAGTTTAGAGGGGCGGTGTAGCAAGCAAAGACGACTAGAGCCCGTCCGCGTTAGCTGCCTCGCCAAGGCCCGCCCCTCTAAGCCTCTTGGGGTTTTTCTTTGGCCGGTTGCCGTTCTCTGTGCACAGTTACCAACGGCGCAGGGGTCAGCAAGCTCGCTACCGTGGGATAGGTCTGAGACAGCGAGGTGCCTTGGAGTCACTGCGAGGCATGGCCGGATAAGGTAGTGATCGGTTAGACGGGCCCTATACGGAAGCTCCCTGCCGGACGTATCTCAACCTAAGCGTTGGGATGCTTTCGGCTACCCAAACCCTACCGGAAGGTTAGAGATGCAAGAGGATTACCAGCTCTTAGGTATGAGCAAGAAGCAGTTCAACAGAATGAGGAAGCTCTGTGTTTCTGAATTACTGCTTCGCAAGATTGCAACGGCATTGGAGATCCATGCAGCCATCAAGGAGCAGACAGGCTCATGGTCGCAGAACGTCGGCGACACCATCCGAGCTTTCTACCTGAAGACTCGCAAGAAGCGGAACAGCGAAGCCAGATCGTCCCAAAGGTGGGATTATCGCCCGTACACGAAACCGCCTAAGCGCAGGTTTCAGCCAATCGGACAGGCGCATCCAGATTACAAGCGGGATGACGGATTCTATAAGTCCCGCGAATGGCGAGAGCTACGGATTCAGGTGCTTGACCTGTGCCGGTACTGTCAAGCGTGCGGCGCTCGTCCTCCGCAGGTTCAGCTTCATGTTGACCACGTTATCCCGCGTTACAAGGCACCTCACCTCTCCCTGTCAATTTCCAATCTCCAGGTCATGTGTGAAGACTGCAATGTTGGGAAGGGAGCTTGGTCGATGGCCGATTTTCGGGATCACTTTCGTTCCATATAGAACTATGCCGGCCCAAAGGCCATCAAGTGACCCCTATTGCCTGAGGAGGCGAATCGTGAAGAAAGAACTGTTCTGGATTGGAATTATTTTGTGGTGGGTTGTCCTGTTTGGCTTCGTTGGTCCGTTTCTCATTTCAGCAGAAAGCACAATCGCGGTTCTGCTGGGGTTCGCACTGATCGGCGTAAGCGCGTACACCACCTATCGACTGATCCGCCGTAACTTCACAAAGAGGACTGACAATGCGCAAGATTCGACTGATCGTGGCACTTCTGCTGGTGGCGACGCTGGCAGCGTGCACGAAGGTTCCGGCCGGTAACGTCGGCATCAAGGTTTACCTGCTGGGCGGAAGCAAGGGCGTAGACATCGAAGAAAAAGGCCCGGGCCGTCACTGGGTCGGAATCAACGAAGAAATGTACCTGTTCCCGACCTTCACGCAGAACTACACATGGGCCAAGGACTGCCAGGAGGGTGACTGCACCAACGAAGAGCTGGGTTTCCAGACCGTCGAAGGCTTGGCGGTCACCGCTGACGTGGGTATCAGCTACCACATCGTTCCTGACAAGGCCCCGCTTATCTTCCAGAAGTATCGCAAGGGCGTGGACGAAATCACGGATATCTACCTGCGCAACATGGTCCGTGACTCGCTGGTCAAGAACGCATCCAGCATGCCTGTAGAGACGGTGTACGGCGCAGGCAAGACGAAGCTGATTGCGCAGGTACAGGCCGACGTGGCAAAGCAGGTGGAAGCCATCGGCATCAACGTGGAGAAAATCTACTGGGTCGGGGAATTGCGACTGCCGAAGGCCGTGGTGGATTCGATCAACGCCAAGATTCAGATGACCCAGCAGGCGCAGCAGGCACAGAATCAGGTCGCGAAGGCAAAGGCAGAAGCAGACATTCAGGTGGCACAGGCTACCGGAGCCGCTGAAGCCCTACGCATCCAGTCTGAGGCCGAAGCAAACGCCATCCGCGTCAAGGCCAACGCAATCACCGCGAACCCGGAAATCGTGCAGATGACGGCCGTGGAGAAGTGGGACGGTCACTTGCCGACGACCAATGCAGGCGGCGCGCTACCTTTCATCAACATCAAGTGATTGGCCGGGGCGGTCACCACGACGCCCCTTTGGCCGGCCCCTGCGCCGTCCTGCGTTCTTTAGGTAAACGGGAGAGGAAGTGATGAACGTTCGAGAGTTGAAAGAATTACTGTCGCAGTACCCGGATGACATGGAGATCGTAAACGGGCGATGCTCTGACTGGCAAATCATCCAGCCCGACGAGTGGCGCGTTATCAGCGGCGTCCCGAAGGATGGATGGGTTATGCGTTCTCATCCGACGATGAGCCCCGAGAACAAGGCGCAAGAAAGAGCCTATCTGGCTCTTGACGGAAATTAACGCAACCCCGCGCATCAGGTAGAGACAGGAGGGTGGGATGAGTGAGTACGACTTCGAGGGTTTGACCCGCGCGCAGATGACGCTTCTGACATATCAGGGTTGGTGGCAGTCTGACAAGGGGTTTCGCCCGCGTCCGAACGTCAACACGGTTGAGGGGCTTATGCGCCGGAATCTTCTGATTGAGCACGCGCGAGGAAACCCACCGATATACGAATACGAAGTGCCAACCGACGTACACATGGCGTGGTGTGCGTACTGCTCTGTCCGCTAACCCAACCCCCTACCAACTGACCCACAACACCAGGAGAGGATTATGGCTGACGATATCAAGGTGCTTGACGAGAAGGGAATGCGTGACCATGAGGTTCCGCGTTTCGACACCACGGATCAGTTGGTTGAGTATCTGGCCGCACTTACGGACAGAGAACACGACTACGGGACAAGCGCCTATGCGTGCAGTCTTGCCGCCGTCGCTGCTTTCAACTACATGGCGCGCAAGATGGGCATTACCGGCTTCCAAGCATCCTGTGCGGATATGGACGTCATCCGGCGCACGCGGCACATGGATGGCCCGTTCATGCTCCTGTGTGGTGGAGATGCGCTGTACCCGCAGTACGACATGCACGGAAAGCTGACCGAGTTCCTTGCTGACATCGCGCCGTGGCTGAAAGAGCGGGCAGAGAAGAACCTGGCCGAGGTCGAGGGCGCGCATCCCGCCGTCGAGGCTCACTGGCGCAAGTTGGCAGGCTAACAACCAACGCCGCCGCTCGGCGGGTAGGGGAGAAGGACTATGTCTGACGTTCAGCTATTCACATGCAAGTGCGTCCAGTGCGGCGAGAAGTACAGTTCTCAGGTCAACGTGGATCAGCTTTGCCTAGTCTGCGAGTTCAACGAGGACTTGTATGACGACGAGGACGAGCCATGATCTGCGAAACCAAAGACTGCGGGAGCGAGGCGTTCAACGAGGTTCTGACGTGTCGTCGGGTGGCGTGCTTATGCGACGCCTGTGCGGCTCATGTGTGGGGAGCAGCAACCCAGCGCGACGAGGTGTCGTCGGATTTGGAGGGGTTTTATGCTGACTGACTCCGAAGTTCTGGCGCTGATGGAGGGCGGCTGCAACCGGGCTGAGATCATGGCCGCTTGCCGGTGCGACGAAACGGTTGCCAAGGCGAAGATGGTCAAGGCTGTCATGTCCGGCGGCATCGACCAGCGGAACCCGCGCAGGATCATGCACTTGGGGCAGCAGGCGGGGCAGTTGGCCGGAAATTCTGCGGATTCGCGTGTTGGGTAGCATGGACAACATCAAGCCGAAAGACTGGCAGCAAACCGGCAATGGGCGGCTTTCTGAGAAACAGAGGCGGATGTTCAACGCGATCTGTCAGGACTTGCAGCAAATCCACTGGCACGGAAACAAGCTGAACAACGACGACTGGAGGCACCTGTTTAGCGCCGTCGCCGCTGGCCAGCGAATGATGCCGGGGTGGCAGTACGACGATGGCAGGCCGCCAGGATTCATCATGCTTGGGAAGTCGTCGCTGTCACTGACCCGTTCGCAGGCATCTGACGCGATCACCATGGCGATCCAGTTGGGCGATGACCCGGAATCGCAGGGCATCAAGGCGCCCAAGGTTCAGTGGTCGGACACGGTGTTGCTGGGCATGGGCTTCAATCCTGGAGACTTTCAATGAAATCCGAAGGCCAGCAAATCGATTTCATCGACCAGCAGCGCCTAGCTGGCGCATACAGGGTCGCGGCCGACTTCGTGCTGTACGACCCACACTTTCAGGACGAAGAGCGCCAGGAGCGCCGCGCGTGGTATCTAGAGCAAGCCGACAGGCTGGAGGGGAAGGGGTGAACTTCTACAACGAGATCGATCCCTTCGCCGCGCAGTGGATCCGGAACCTCATCGATGCCGGGCACATCCCGCCGGGCGTCGTAGACGAACGAAGCATTGAGGACATCAAACCCGATGAACTACGAGGATTTACCCAGTGTCATTTTTTCGCCGGCATTGCCGGGTGGTCCCACGCCCTGGCCCTTGCCGGATGGCCGGCTGATCGACCCGTGTGGACTGGCAGCTGCCCTTGTCAGCCTTTCTCCGCGGCAGGTAAAGGGGCTGGGTTTGACGATCAGCGGCATCTCTGGCCGGCCTGGTTCCATCTCATCCGCGAGTGCAGACCTGCAGTCATCCTTGGAGAGCAGGTTGCGAGCAAGGACGCAGAGCCTTGGGTCGACCTTGTACACGCTGACTTGGAAAGCGTGGGCTACGCCTTCGGGTGTGTCCCGTTCCCGGCTGCGGGCGTCGGTGCGCCGCACATCCG